GTCTTGCTCGCGAAGGTTCAGCACTTGCGTACCTACATCCTTCTTTAGGCTTCAAAATGGTTGTGGCATAACGGATATTTCGATCCGCCCCCATTCCCTATTTCAACCGACCGGCCGGGTTTATCATCTATGCAGAACCGCTGCCTCCAACTCATCAACTTCAGGAAAGAGTTTCGACAAACCGTTGAACGAATCAACTGACGTTAGTGTACATCCTCGGGAGGGTTTCCCCATAATCCATCTTTCCTTAATTGTCTACTAGAGCGGGAGCGCTAAGCTACACGTGGTACCTACGGCGTTAAGGTCATTTCTTATCCTTAGCGAACAGCTCAACTGAGCCGACGTCTACCTCTCCCGCGAGGAACTCCTCATATGTGGGTAACTTCCCTCTCATTGGTATGAGTAGCGGAAATCCACGATCAATATGCCTCACGCGCTGCATAAACACTTTGGCGCCACCCACACTTCTGGAAAGGACCCCAGACTCGCGACCGTACAAGTACGGCTTAAAGTCAGGAGCATCTTCCTTAGTGGCCGAGATGGCTAAGTGAAAGCGCATAGCAGCGCGTGAGCTTGAGAAAACCTCATAACCCGTCCTCCATTTCCAAGCGGCTAATTCAGCCAAGTTTTCCTTCTTCTCCTGATCGTCCAAAAGATCGGGATCAACGTACTCACAAGTAAGAGTCAATCCGTTCTCTATTTTCAGACTAGGCACAATCCGGTTACTCGGCCCAAGTCGCAATCCAAATTTCTTTGTCGCTCTGTACGCCAATGGACCCCGAAAGCCCAAATCGTGCGTGGTCAGACCTAAGGGTCTAATTTTTCCTATGTTCCAGCTAAACCAAGCCAAAGCGGCGCGATACCGCAATGACCCCTTGAGTCCGGCTATAAAATCATCAAAACCCTTCGAGAGAGTATCTAAAGACTCAGACTCCCGTAACATTCCCATTCGGACAGTCGCAACCACACGATAGAAGGCGCCGAAGCGTCGACAAAGTGTGGAATTAAGCGAACCGAACTCCGGTGAAACGGAAGTTTTTGTCTTTTCAACTTCAAGGGAGAGTGACGATACTGTATCCATCCAATGCGCACTGAAGTGCGGACCAGACCGGAAAAGTATGTCATCTCCATTGATCAGA